GATGCAAAATAAATTAGACGAGTTATCAAAATGATCAGTTTAAACGATTTATTATTAGAAGCCAAACTTCCTCAAAGCGAGCAAGATATGGATCTTTATGCTCGTAAATACAAGAAAACAATAGATTATTTACGTACCAAAAACAAAGTACTATTACTAACTACTAGTAATAGATGGAGTCAACACAAAGACGATGTTCCAAAAAGTACTCAATTAGCAATTAAGATACAAGAACTATTGGGTAAAGAAAAAGTCACATTGATTGAAGTACCTAGTTTAAATATAGCTCCTTGCGAAGGTAATGTTAGTAGCAATTTGAAGTACGATGGAAATCATTGTGGTGTAAAAGGTGCGTTGCTTAAAGATAAAGATAAGAATCCAACCGGATATCATCGTTGTTGGGCAAGTTTAAATAATAAAAACGATGAACTTTGGAAGATTACCAAAGAACTATTTGAAAGTGATTGCGTTGTATTTTTTGCTAGTGTTAGATGGGGTCAAGCCAATGGTTACTATCAGAAATTAATTGAAAGATTAACTTGGATTGAAAATAGACATTCTACATTGGGTGAAAAGAATGTTGTACAAGATATTGAGTCTGGATTTATTGCGGTTGGACAAAACTGGCATGGTAAACAGGTTGTTGATACACAAAAATCCGTTCTAGGTGATTATTACAAATTTAAAACTCCAGATCAATTGTTCTGGAATTGGCAATTTACACAAGATGATACAGACGAAACCAAACGTTCGTATGATAAAGCGATCAGAGTATTTGATAAAACATTTTTAAAACCATATGATAAAGCTGAGTAATATATTAAACGAAGTAATACAAGAAGGTGGTGCTGGTGGTCATATGGCACATCCTTTTGATTTCTCATCTAATGGCAAAGACTTAGTAAACGTATTTGTTAAAGCTGTTGATTCACTAAAACAAGGTGGTGGCAGTGTTAAAATCGATGGCGTAAATGCTAGTATTCGTTTAGTAAATGGTCAGTTCGTAATGGATCGTGGATCAGCAAAGCCACTTGATATTAAGGGCATGAGACCCGAAGATTTGCCAAATAGATTTGAACCAGGTCATGGATTTATTGGCATTGGAACTAAAGTAATCAATATTTTTGATGAAGCGATTCCAAGTACCAAATCCGAATTAAAAAAGTTGGGTTTACTAGATAATCCAAATATACTTTTTAATATTGAGTATGTAGAAGGTACAACAAACGTAGTTGGTTATGGTGATATTGGAAACTTTTTAGCAATTCATGGATTAAAGGAGATCAAACCAAAGACATTTGGTAAGGATGGTAGTGTAAAATCCCGTGTTGCTGTTGAAATACCGTATGATAAAGCGGCAATGCAGTCCTACATCAATAAATTAAATAAGGTTGCAATGAAGTATGGATTTAAAGTACTAGGCAGCGTTGGTACATCATTTAAATCGGATCCAAATTTAGCCAAAGTATTGAGAGAACCAGTAACATTATATCCTACAGAAGTTGCTGAAACCAAGTCATTAAAAGATTGGTTAAAAAATGTAAAGATTAATCTTCCACTCATCACCCGTGAACAATTTATTAATGCTTCAAACAGCAAGAATATTGCACAAGATTTTGCCGGTCAAGACGTTCAAAAAATTATAAATGATACTATCGTTTATTTAGCTACTATCAAATTAGGAGATGAAGTATTAAAGAATGCTACTAGTGAGATTGGTGACTTAGATAAACATGAAGGAATCGTGGTTAGAGATCCAAATATCTATAACAATCCTTTCAAAATTACAGGAAGTTTTATTATAAAAGGTTTGGAAAGTAAGTTTAAGAAATAAAATAAATACATATTTGTTATGAAAAGAGCATTAGGTAAAAGCAATCTTGATATTGTTAAAGATTATGTTGATGGCGTTCGTCCATTCGTCCAAGTAGGATATGATTCTAATTTGGAAAATTCAACCCGTAAAGAAGGTGAAGAGTGGGAGGATGGCCAAGGACGTAAATGGGTTTGGAAAAATGGTAGTAAACGCAGAGTTTCAAAACGTGCAACTCTTGTTATAGAACAAAGATGTACGTGTTGTAATATGGATGTTAGATGGGGCAGTTATTTGGATGATCGTGTTTGGCCAAAAACACAAATGTGTTATGAGTGTTTTACCAATGAAGAAACCCGTCTCAAAACACTTGGTATCTGGGATACATTTAATAAAATACGTGAACTTAAAAATGTAAGATCCGCATTGCAGGATTACAAACGAAAGTTTGAAGAAACAAAAAGTTGGTGTGAACAAAATCATGGTAAACCAATTGAATTTTCAGAAGAAGATGGTTCAGTTGAACGTTGGAGTGGTGCTGAAAACTTTTCAAAAGTATTAGAAGATGTTACCAAGGATTTAGAAGCTATCAATGAAAGATTATCAACGATAGATGCGGAAATTGTGGAATTAGAAACAAAATATGAGTCAGCCAAACTTAAGAGAGATAATAAAAATAGAGTATAAGAAGTGTATTGAGGATCCTATATACTTCATGAAGAAGTATGTAAAGATTCAACATCCTATACGTGGCACTGTTGGGTTTGAACTATATCCATTTCAAGAAGAAGCTTTACAAGACTTTGTTGATAATCAATTAAACATTGTTCTCAAAAGCCGTCAGATGGGTATTAGTACTCTTACTGCCGCTTATAGTTTGTGGTTGATGACGTTCCACAACGACAAGAACATTCTTTGTATTAGTATTACTCAAGAAACCGCAAAGGAAATTGTTACCAAAGTACGTTTTGCTAATGACAATTTACCATCGTGGTTAAAAGTTCCATGTGTAGAAGATAATAGATTGTCATTACGATTAAAGAATGGTTCTCAAATTAAAGCGGTATCATCCGCTGGTACTGCAGGTCGTTCATCAGCACTATCATTACTAATCATAGACGAAGCTGCATTTATTGACGGTGTTGAAGAAATATGGCTATCTGCTCAATATACATTGAGTACTGGTGGTAGAGCTATCGTATTGAGTACACCAAATGGTGTTGGTAATTTCTTTCATAAAACGTGGGTTGAAGCCGAAGCAAACCAGATTTCTGGTAAGGGTGGATTCAACACAATAAGACTTCCGTGGCATTTACATCCAGATCGTGATCAATCTTGGAGAGATAAACAGACAGAATTATCTGGTGTAAAAGGTGCAGCACAAGAATGTGATTGTGACTTTAGTACATCTGGTAATCAGGTTGTTTCGGTTGATATTTTAGAGTTTTATAAACAAACATATATAAAAGACCCAGTTGAAAGGCGCGGTAATAATCAAGATATGTGGATATGGTCATATCCTGACTATAGTAAGAACTATATAGTTACTGCGGACTGCGCAAGAGGTGATGGTGGAGATTTTAGTTCGTTTCACGTATTTGATGTTGAGTCATTGGAACAGGTTGCTGAATATAAGGGTCAATTAACAACCAAAGATTATGGCAATTTGCTTGTTAGTATAGCTACAGAGTATAATAATGCGTTGTTGGTGATAGAAAATAATAACGTTGGTTGGGCTACAATACAACAGGTTGTTGACAGAAATTATCAAAATACATTTTATAGTGCTTCTGATTTAACAATAGTTGATGTTGAAAGAACTTATACAAATAAACTCAATACTGCCGATAAAAAACTAGTAGCTGGCTTTACCACCACTACAAAAAATAGACCATTGATGGTTAGCAAATTGGAATCATTATTTAGAGAAAAAAGTATAATAATTCATTCACTGCGATTGTACGAAGAATTGAATGTATTTATTTGGAATGGTCCAAAAGCAGAGGCTATGAAAGGTTATAATGATGACTTGGTGATGTCATTGGCAATTGGATTGTGGGTTAGAGAAACAGCTCTTAAATTGAGAAACGAACAAATACAATATAATAGACAAATGTTGTCTGGAATCAACAAAGTAACCAGTATACACAATCAACCATTGTTAACAAAGCCGTTTGGTCAATCTGCCGAATCATGGGAGTTTAGTCCAAACTCTAACGTAAATGGTAAAAAAGAAAGCTTAAAATGGTTGTTATAAATACTTATATATATGGCGGTAAAATATGACTGATAAAGCATTTCAAGAATTAAAGAATAGATCACTTTTTGCCAGACTTAAACGTCTGTTTAGCAATGACGTAATTGTTAGAAACGTTGGTGGTAAGAAGTTGAAGGTTATAGACACCGACGAAATTCAGTATGCAACTGATCGTAATAGTCTAAGAGATCGTTTCAATAGACTACGTACAACCGCATATAATCAATATACAAGAGATTTCAATCTATCATATCAAAGTAGCCGTGTAGAACTATTTCGTGATTATGATACAATGGACATGGATCCAATTCTTGCATCTGCACTTGACATTTATGCTGACGAATGTACCAGTAAAAATGAATTGGGTGATATTATTTCAGTACAATCTTCTAACGATGATATTAAACAAATATTAAATAATTTGTTCTATGATATTTTAAATATTGAGTTTAACCTATGGAGTTGGACTCGTAGTTTGGTAAAGTATGGTGATTTTTATTTGAGACTTCATATTAGTCCTGAATATGGTGTATACATGGTTGAACCATTAAGTTCTTATTATGTTACCCGTGTAGAAAATGCACATTTAGAAAACAAGAATTTCGTTAAGTTTCAAGTTAATCTTCCTTACGGAAATAAACTTGAAGACTTAGAAAATTATCAAATTGCACATTTTAGATTGTTGAGTGATAGTAACTTCCTTCCATATGGTAAGAGTATGTTAGAAGGTGCTCGTCGTGTATGGAAACAATTGAGTTTGATGGAAGACGCAATGTTGATTCATCGTATCATGCGTGCTCCAGAAAAAAGAATCTTCAAAGTAGATATTGGTAATATTCCTCCAAACGAAGTTGATAATCATATGGAACGTATTATCGCACAGATGAAAAAGACTCCATATTTGGACCAAGCTACTGGCGATTACAACCTACGTTTCAACCTACAAAACATGGTTGAAGACTTTTTCTTACCAGTACGTGGTGGTGATAGTGGTACCGATATTAGTAATTTGCCAGGTCTTGAATGGACTGGAACAGACGATATCGAATATCTACGTAACAAGATGATGGCGGCACTCAAGATTCCAAAGGCATTCTTGGGTTATGACGAAAGTTTAAGTGGTAAGGCTACACTTGCAGCTGAAGATATTCGTTTTGCACGTACAATTCAACGTATTCAAAGAATTATTGTTAGTGAATTGAACAAGATTGCGGTTATTCATTTATATTCTCAAGGATATCGTGATGAATCACTCGTTGACTTTACATTAGAATTGACCAATCCATCTACAATCTTTGAAAAAGAAAAGATTGATGTTTGGAAGAGTAAGGTTGAAGTTAGTAAAGACATGCAAGAACAAAAGTTGTTTAGTAAGAAGTGGATTTATGAAAACGTATTTAGTATGTCTGATCAAGACATGATTAATCTACAAAAGCAACTTATTGATGATGCTAAGGGAACATATAGATTTAAGCAAATCGAAGAAGAAGGTAATGATCCAGCTTTAAATTTCTTGAAATCAAAGGGTGAAGAATCAGGCGGATCAGGCGGATCTGGTGGTGGAGACACTGGTGGTGCTGATACTGGTGGTGGTGCTGAAGCCGGTGGTGGAGAAACAGGTGGCGGTGCCGAATCTGGAGGTGCAGCCGCAGGTGGTGCTGAATCGGGTGGTACTCCTCCACTCACAGAAAAGAAAAGAGATCAAACTGGCAGAAAAGATGCTAGAAAATATCCTTTCGGAGAAGATCCACTCGGTGAGTTAGAAAACAACCGAGATGTCGATTTATCTCCAACTCATAAATATAAAAACAAGTCTCCTTTGTCACTTGAATCTATTTCATCATTGATGAAAGCATTTAATGGTCACAAAGATATTTTAAAGGAATCACAAGGTAAACCTTCGTTCATGGACGAAACAAACATAAAAGAATAAAGAATAGTATAAATAGTGATTATTTTTAAATTCTACTTATATTTATATTTAATTGGAACTTATGCATAAGAAAGCGAAACATTCAAAGTTTAAAAATAGCGGCGTGCTATTTGAATTACTTACCAGACAAATAACGTCTGATATTTTGGCCGGGCGTGATGAAACATTCACAAAAAATTTAATGTTCAAATACTTCAACGAGTCAGTGGAGTTGGGTAAAGAGTTCCAATTATACAACTTTATCGCATCACAATGCTCTAAAAATCCACAGACTGCTGACCGTATTCTTGATGTTGTATTGCAAACTCGTTCCAAGATTGATGCTCGTGAATTAAATAAACAAAAATATAACTTGGTTAAAGAGATTAAAGAACAATATAACATCGATGAGTTCTTAAAGAATAAGATTCCAAATTATAAACTTTATGCATCAGTTTACAAGTTGTTTGAAAATCAAAATTTAAATGAAGTAAAGTTTGGCGTTGAAGAGTTATTAGAAGCCAGAGAATGTGTTATTGAGAGTTTGACTAAAGATAAAAAGAGTGATTCACAACCACTAGACATTTATGATAGTCAACCAGCCGAAGTTAGATTATTGGCTTATAAGTTCCTAATTGAAAATTTCAATAAAAAGTATAGTAACTTGTTGCCAGATCAAAAGCGTTTGTTGAAAGAATATATTACAAACGTATCAAATACCAATAAGTTTACCGAGTTTGTAAATGTAGAGTATAAGAGAGTTTCTGAGATTTTGAAGGAATATATTTCATCAATTAATAGTAACGAAGTTATTAAGATCAAATTGAATGAGACTATAACCCAACTTTCAAGCAAAAATATTGTAGGATTGGTTAAGGAAAATCAACTTACATCTCTTTTGACCGCATATGAGTTGGTCGAAGAATTGAAAAAGATTCAAAATGAAAAAACTTCTTAAAGAGTCAGGCGATCCATTTAGAGATATTGTAAAAAAATACGCTCAATATTATAGAGATAGCGAATTGGCTCGTATTTCTAAACAAGAATATAATGCGTGGTTACAAGCACACGCCGATAAGATTTCACCATCAACCCGTGAAAAAGTAAAAAAGCAGGTAGATGCCCAATTAAAGAAGAAGAATGAAGCTAGTACTACATCAGGCGTTCCTGGTGTAATGACACCATTTGCATTTAGTTCCAATAAAAAGTCTCCTGGTAATGTTCGTGCTGCTACACAATTCGGATTTAAGTTAGCAAAACCTGTAAAAAAGAATCCCAGCTATGCTTTAGAAAATCAAATGTATAGTGAACCAGCATATGTAACTCCTGCTCAAAACATTGAACCAGTTCCTACATATAAAGACTCAAATGGTTTGGTACAACACGGAGATCCAGAATTAGATCCAGCATTGGCAGGTCACGAACAAGGAATATTGCCTGTTACTGAACACGCAAATAGACTTGTTAGACAAATGCGTAAAGAGGGAGTTGGTGGTTTGCTTTATAAATTAAAGAACGAAGCCGAACAACAACCTGTTGCACAACCTGCTCCAACAGCACAACCCGCACCAACTGCTCCAACAGCACCTGCTCCTACCCCTAAGGCTCCCGTTGATGTTAATTTACAATCATATGATGTACAACCGGACTTTACAGATTTTGATTCCAAATTGAAGAATAGTACTGAACAACTAAAAGTAGATCTTCAAAAGAAAATACAAGATTCTATTTTAGATAAAAAGATTGTTGTAAGAGCTAGTAAGGGATATAAACAACCTGAAGCTGATTATACGATCAACGTAACTGGTGTACAAATTGATTATTATTATGATCGATATGTTATTGTAATTATAGGTCGTGAAGAAAGCAAACAAAAGACTGCTAAATTCTTTATCAAGCCAGGCTTCAAAATCAAAATTTTAGGAAAAGCAGATGTCAAACCTAAAGATCAATATCAAATAGCTAAATCTAAAGCATTGGTTGATCCAAATAAACAAGCTGCAACACAATCTGCAAATAACGTGACATCTGAAGAACCACCCGCAGCTGCACAAACCGCTGGTGAAAAACCACCACAATCTCAACCTACTGCTTAATATGAAACAAATTCTAATCGACATATTACCTTTTGAATTTAAGAAAACATCACTAAACGAATCATTGAAGGATGGAAAACTTCTTGTTAATGGTGTTTTACAACGTGCTGATGCAAAGAATCAAAATGGCCGTGTATACCCAGAAGATATTTTAAAGCGTGAAGCCGCAAAATATATGGACAACTTTGTTAAACAACGTCGTGCTATGGGTGAACTAGATCATCCAGAATCCTCTGTTGTTAACTTAAAGAATGTTAGTCACAACATCGTAGATATGGGATGGGATGGTAAGGATCTAGTTGGCACCGTTGAAATTTTACCTACCCCAAGTGGTAATATTTTGAGAGATTTATTACAATCTGGAATTCTATTGGGTATCAGTAGTCGTGGTCTTGGTAGTGTAAAGAAAGACATGAGAGAAGGTGCTGATGTTGTACAAGATGATTTTGATTTAATTGCGTTCGACTTTGTAAGCAATCCAAGTACACAAGGTGCATTCATGTATCCTCAAGGAAAGATCAATGAAAGTGTTGATCAAAAAATAATCATCAACCCATATAGCAATGTAGAAAGATTAATTCATAATATTCTTTCTGAATTGTAATTTTAAACAATATTTATATTCATATGATCAAGCTAAAACATTTAGTAGAAAATTCCACAGAAGTTGCTTATTCTCCTCTAACCAAAGAAGAAAAGAAAAAGTTATATGAAACAATCAAAGCATATAACGAATATCGTGGTGCATTAAAAGCCGAATCCGTTTATGAAACAGCAACCAAAATTATGGAAGCTGTTAATCTAGCTGAACGTTATGCCATCAAAGAATGTAACGAATGGATGGAAGCCAAGATGATCGAACGTGACATGAAAGATGTCAAGAAGATGGCTGGTAAGTTGTATGAAGAAGCACACAAGATCAAGGGTGTTGAAAAACAACTTGAAATGTTGTACGAAGAAATTGGTATGAAGTTGGAACGTTACTTTGAAATCGCAGATCCAATTACAGAAGCTCCACAAGCTTATCAAGTACAAGGTAGACCAGATTCAGTAAGTATTGCTTCTTCAAGAGATATCGATCAAGTCAATTAAAAAATTCTGGTTGGAATACTATCAATGTATTCAATCAGTTTATTAAAGGTTTCAAATACATAACGACGGGATGTTTCCAAAACATACCCGTCTTCTTCTTTATATACCTTAATAGTTTGTTTATGATCTTCTAGTTCTAAGCTTGGAATTTCTACTTCACAAGATAGTTCATAATCATCATCCATCTTGAAACCCATATGACCCAAAGTGTCAATTTCGTTGAATGCCCAACCATTTGGATGATCAATATCAGCGATTTTATACTTTTGAATTTCTTCTTGTTCGTTATTTAGAAAATTTCTCATCTTCATGGTAGTAGGCTTGTAATTAAAGTTTTCATTGTTTCTGAGTTGCTTTAAGAACTTAGTGTTGCTTTTACTAATTTCCATGTGTTTACTAAAATTTGGGTTGTAATTATAGGCCATATGAGTTAATTCTATCTATAAAATCTGCTAGGATTTTTGTTTTTTCCGTACCATCATCGTCTTCAAATATGCTACTCAAAGTGTAAAATACTTTATCTTTTGGTTCATCAGAATCATTTGATAGTATTCTAACAAAACAAGCGTAGTTATAAAATCCTTTGTTTTGATTGTTGGTTAATTTCTTGAACACAAACTTTTTGGTAGAGTCATTACTTTGTACTTCAGCGGAAACTTCTCTGGTGCTTCTTTTATGTACAAAGTTTGTTTTACCAAATCCAGCAAAACCATTTTGCTTTGATTGAAATGTTAACAATTCTTTTTCATCAAATGGAACACCGACGTTTTCTCTTAAAACTTGATCAAATGGTTTGTCGGTAATTTCTTTTGCTTTACTTAGTGTATATTCAGCTCCTTGAACTTCAGATTCTTCTTTTAATCTGTTGATGATTTCTTTTACCTTTGTGAAATGTTTTACACTACTTGGTTTGATACTACTAGCCATTTTTCGTACTTGTGGAGATACTTTGCTTGGTTTCACATCACCTTTTTGTAATCCACGTACTAATCTAAATAGTCTTGCTTGCTTTTCACTTTGTGCTGGCATATACAATAAATATCATTTTTTTTAACATCTGACGATTTTTAATTATATTTATTTATCAAATACATCAATCATTTGATGTCTACATCTAAATTAATCTTCTTTGGAGTTCTTCAATAACTTCACCAACAAACAATAAGAAAGGATAGTAATATTATATGAGCGATCTATTAAAGGAAAGCATCGCAGACGCAAAGGCTGTTCGTGAAACAGCAATTGCCAATGCAAAGACCTTTCTTGAGGAAAATTTTGCTAAGAGCATGAAAGAAATGTTCGCAGAAAAACTCAAGGAAGAAATGACAGACGAACC